CATTTAACAGGGTCGGTCATTTTTACTCTAAAAACCCTATCTCTACTGGCACCTAATCTATCCCATTTGACACGGGCCTTATATTCGCCTAATTTACCAGCACTCTCCCAATATTCATTCCCATAAGTATGTCCCCCATCGTCAGAGATATCCATCATTATCTGTGGGTTTGAGCCCTGACCATCTCCGTTTAATCCTACCCCACTTTCCACATCAAGCTGAAAACTACCATAAAAAGCCCTATCAAGATTATTCCAGACATGGGGTGAACTTCTTTCTCTATGAATCGCATCACCATTATCTGTGTATGTTTTCGGGTCAAGCTCATAAATATTACCATCCCCCCAATCACCGACATAAACCTTCCCATTAAAAAATTCCTGTACAATCCCCTTATGCATAAACGACGTATCTACAAAGTTTACATCTGTAGCTGTATAATTCCTTTCATGCCACCTATCAGTTGAGGCATCATAACACCAAGTAGTCTTTGCAGTTGGGAAGCTTAATACATAAAAATCATGCCCTAATTGCTGGTAACAATAGCCAATAGCATCGTCAATCTTACTATATCCTTGAATTATCTGCTCTATTGCATGAGTAGAGATTCTCCTAGCCTGGTATCCTTCATTTGTATGAACTACTCCGTGACCATTCTCATCTCCCCCTAGCCAGAATACATTGGAATCACTTTTAGCCAAAGAATCAGGAGCAAAACACCCCACATCTTTAGGAGTTCCCTGTATTAATGTAAATATGGTTTCTGTATTATAAGCTACTTCATAAGATAAAGGCCCAAAGCTCCAAAGTTCTCCACCCAAAGCTATTAATGCATTAATATTATCGGGGTTAGATTCTGCACTAGCTACTCCACCACCCGTCCAATTAGTCCCATCAGCCAAAGCACTCCAGTAATATTGCTGAGTGTCTGGGTCATTTACTAAATATCTCTGATTGATAAAAGCCACATGAGTACCCCCTGGGTATGCTGAGTCTGTAATCTGAGCAAAAGCCCCAGTTGAAAATGTATAAGTCCATCCTTGACCAGAATCACCATCCACTAAAATCATATCAATGCCATTGTCTGACATTCTAACAATCCCTGAAGTAGAGCTAATAGTCCCAATTACTGTAGCTACTCCTATACTATTGATTTCGCTTACTTTATTAGCGCATACACCAAAAAACCTTCCATTGGAAGTTGTGTATAATCCCCTCATTGCCCCTGCACCTGTTAGGTTAGTAAATAGTTTAAGCCCAGGAGTAGATTTTAAACTCACAATAGCTTTACTGTTATACTGGTTTATCTCTGGGTATAGATTTAAACACCTTTGGGCAGATATATTTAAGGAATCCGAAGTGTAAGCACCATCTGCGAAAGGAATAGGTACCACTTAATTACCATAATGTTGAAAACCAGAGCCATTTCTACCACTTGTAGCAATTCGAGCTGTATTGACCATAGACGGCTTATCTTTATTATTAGTCCTCTTTATCCATTCTATCGCCTCTTTGGCATTTTCATAAATTACTGGAGAGGGGTCACGGTATTCGGGGCTAATATCAATAGCTAATTGATTCTTTAAGGCTTTAATATAAGCTGGAGCCAAATCAACTACTGTAGAGCCTGAAGTATAAGTAGATAAAGCCGCCCTTATCTCGAGATATAAAGTCTGTGAGCCTGTACTTGGAACAGGATACAGCTCAATAGTAGATAATGGGTAGGCGTTTCTAAAATACAGGTTATAAGGATATGATGAGGTAATTGATTTATAGGTAATATGACTATAATCATCATTGCTAATTATCTTAACTGGATAATCTATTACTCCACTTCTTATCCAGGCATTGAATATCTCTAGTGGTCTAGTAGAATTATCACCACCCGTCCCAAAAGTATAAGTCCCATCACTAGGGGTTATTGCTTGAGTTATCTGGCTTTTGGCTGGTTGCATTAATGATTGAGTATTCCATAGCTCTATAATATCATTCAAAGCATCTCTACCATCTGTGGCTTCTGCGGCCTTTAAACTCTCTCCAGCCTGTTTAACCTTAAGAAGTCTTAAGGCGGCTAATACAATTTCATCAACTGTAGTGGACATTTATTTATCCTTTTTAGTTTTCTTCTTAGGAGTTTTTTTAATCTCTTTCTTGATTTCTTCCTTTATCTCTTCCACTACCTTATCGGGATTGACTCGTAAAACTTCCTTATCTGTACCTTTCTGCTTTTGATTTACTTCTTCATTCCAATGACTTTCATAACCATCTAATCCTGCTTTATACTCTTCTGATTCATTATTAACTGTAATTCTATCATCCTTTCCCTTACTCAATAATCTTGGATATGCTCTCATTATTTTTCCTTTAGGTTAAAAATAGAGGGGCTTTTACACCCCCCTAAATATTAAGCGGAAACTGCTTTAATAACTGCGAAGTTAATTAAAATAGCCCCTGTTTCTGCTGTTCCACTAGCAACATTACCATTATGTACTCTAATAGTAAATGTTCCTGCGGTGACTATGGCTACACTAACTATAGTGCCTCCACCATCTGTACCTGACTGAACACAAGTAGTGACAACATCACCAATCGCTACAGAAGTATTTGTGACGATAAAGTCAGCCGTACCCTCTGCGGCTAGAGATGTATTATCAGTTGTAATAGTTCCACAGACACCTGTAATGGTAACTCCTGTAGACCTATTTGTTATTTGTGTGACAGCCGCACCTGCACCTGTAGCATATCCTATACCAGCACTTGCGCTAGTAGAAAGGACTGAAGATACAGCAGTTGTGGCACTTGTTAGCGTTAATGGGGCGGCAATTGTGGCGCTGGTACTATTACCATCGTCTAATTGAATCCCTGCGGCTAAGTTTGCATTTGTTGAATCTGGCATTTTATTCTCCTTTAATTATGGTGTATATATCCGACATCCAGCAGTGGGCTCCACACTAACGCAACCCATCAAAATATCAAAACGTAAATATTGCTGGCTCGTCATTCCGTCAGAAAAAGACCAGCATCTCATAGAGATTCCATCTTCAGCTTTTCGATATGCTTCACCGTTATTTGTTGGAAGTACCAAATCACAAAAACCGACTGCTCCAACTTCTGGAGTAAAGGCCAATCCCTGCGGATAAGTTGTACTTGCTGTTCCCAAGAATACCAAGTCAGCGTTTACAGCAGGTAATGCTGTTACATTCTGATATGGGCCTGTGGAAATGATAGCAGGACTCATAGCGAGATTTACATCTCCACCAGCACTATCAGCAGTACAAACAAATTGCATTAATTCACCTGTATCTGTTTTTGTTAATTTATTGACTGCATTTACACCTACTACAGTGAAAATATCACCCTTCAAAATGGTTCCAGTACCAGTATCAATATCTAAAACTAAATCGCCTGAAGTAGGGACGGCTTTAATATCATAATTGGCATCGTATCCACCACAAGTATGAGAGTTTACATTCTGGGACATACCAAAATTAAAACCCAATGAAGGAACTTTTACGATACCATCATTATACTGTTGGGAAATATTTGTAGCATTGTTAAATAAAGCGGCTGAAGAACTAACTAATTGTTTATGTCCTTTAGGGCTTAAAATAACAGTTCTGCTTGAATCTCTTCTTACTGAAGCATTATCCAAAGCAACACCAGCATTAAGAATATCATCTGAATCGATATTAGTAACAGGAAGTGTAACACCTTGAGATACACCGTCAGCGATAGTATTATAAACATATTGGTCTACCTTAGCGGCTAGTGTAGCCATTGCAGGTTTAACTCTATATTCCATAAAACCATCAACATCTTGTGTTAATTCTGCATCTGAATACTTCATATCTACACCAAAAATCTTGGTGCGAGCCAAAGCAACTTCTTTCTGCTCTACGTCTTGAACATCAATATTCAGTGAATCTTCTCTAACAGAAAACTCTTGATGTGTTCTGAGATTAATTGTATCACCAGCTTTTGCGCCTTTATATTGATATGAATCATCATAATGGGGCCCTAGTGAGTTCGTTAATACTGTATTATTCCTAAAGACTACCATCGAGTCAGGCAATACAATATCATTTATAAGATTCGTATTTGACATACTATCTCCTATGCTATTAATTGTTTAAGCGATAAGAGCGACTCAAAGGTCGGGGATAAACCTACACAGGCTTATCAGTTCGCATTTTTTTAACGTCCATTTAAGCGTTTAGCTCTTTCCATGTGAGTTTCACCCTTTATATAAGTGTGCTTACTCCCACCAGTTGAAGCCTTTGCTCTTGGTGCGCCTCCCTTCTCCGAACGTGTGGGATTGGGTGCGGTGCTTTTTGTTTTAAGTGTCTTAGCTGACAATTGTTTATTTAAATCCCAAACCGTTTCAGCCTGGTCTTCTGGCGACTTAAATGCAAGTTCTTGCAATTTGTCGAGGTTCTCTCCAAAGTAATTTACTATGGCTGTACTATGTTTAGCCCTTAGTATAGAACGTTGAATTTGTGCGGCAAAATCGCCGTGACTTCTTAAAACTTCTATTACTTTATCCTCAGATGCTTGATAATTATCATATACACCATTTGCTTCACGCTTCTTCTCAGCATAATTTTCAGCCATTTTATCAGCCTCTTCTTTATGCTTTGCTTTTCTATTCTCTTCTAAAATCTCATTACGGATTTCTTGGCGAGTTTTTGCGTCTTCCTGCTTTTTCCATTTTGTGCTATCATCTCGATACTGGTCATGGTCTGCATAATTATCTGGGTCAGGCTCGGATTTAATACGGCTCTGCTCTCTAAGAATTTTTAATTCTTCTGCTTGTTCTGCTAATTTCTTGTCAGCTTCTCTCTCTTGTTCCCTTAACTGAG